CGAGATGATCGGTGACGCACTGGAAGTGGAGGCGAACCTTGGCAATTGATCCCCGCCTCGAGCAAGCCCAGGCCCTGATCAAGCAGGCTGAGCAGGAGGGCAGCAAATGAGCATCCCCAACCACAACCGGCGCCAGCAGCGCCCCCCTGACGCGGCCCTTGGGCGTGCCTGCCCCCTCACGGCCCACCATGTCAAAAATCCCGCCGACGATCCCAAACTCACAGCGTTCATGAAGCGGACGTTCCCGACCTGGGATCCCCAGGAGCTGCGGACCACCCTCAACTTCATCCGCTCCATGGCCGACCCCGCCCAGGTGATCCCGGGCGTCCTGGATTCGGCCTGCGCCTTCTTCCCGGGTGCCTGCGTCATTGAACTGCACTTCGATGGGCGGGGCGGGGTGGAGATCGACCCGGAAAGCACCTGCTCCCCGGCCATGCTTGACCTGGCGCGGGCACTCAGGCTGTTGTTGGGCGAGAAACTGACCGTGGGCAAGCCCGGGGTGGCCAAGTGACCGCCCACCGAGAGACCGCCGTGCTGGGCGCCGTGGCCGTGCATTTCACCATCCAGGCGATGGACGCGCTCCGAGCCACGGAGGTGCTTCCCACGCCCGAGGCCCTGCTGAACGCCGTCCAGGCCAGCCGCGGGGACTTCAACCTGGTGGCCGGGGTTGCCCTGGCCCTGCTCCGCGCCCAGGGGGTGCGGCCGTGATGGATTTCAAGGCGATCAATGCCGCCGCCCTTGCCCACCTTGAAGATCTGGTCCGGGAGGTGGATCCCGGGGCGCAGCCCTCCGGCCGGGAATGGCTCTTCCTGAACCCCAAGCGCGCCGACACCCGGCGGGGATCCGCCAAGATCAACAGGGACTCCGGGGTCTGGTCAGACTTTGCCAGCAAGGACGGAGGGAGCGATGCCGTGAGCTGGTGGGCCCATTGCCGGGATCTCACCCAGGGCAAAGCTGGTCAGGAATTGGCCTCGCGCTTCTCCCTGGAGGCCCCCGGGCGCCCCGAGAAACCATGGACAGGCCCCAAGCCTGCCTTGGAATGGGTGCCGATGCATCAGGTTCCAGAATTGCCCTACAAGCCCCCCCCGGGGCGCCCCTCGAAGGTCTGGACATACCAGGATCAGGAGGGCCGGCCCCTTTTCCAGCGGCCGCGGTATGAAACCGTGGATAAGGAAGGCAAGCCAGGGAAGGACGTCAAGTGGTGGAGTGTCTTTCGGGGCACCGATGGCCAGCCGAAGTGGATGCCCTCCGCTCCGCCCGTGCCCCGTCCCCTCTATGGCCTTCCCGACTTGCAAGACAAAAACAGGGACCAGGTGCTCATTTCTGAAGGAGAGAAGGCCGCCGACGCCGCCCGGGCCCTGTTCCCGCGCCTGGCGGTTTTGACCAGCGGATCGGCAACCAGTGCAGGGGGCACCTCCTGGGAGCCTCTCCAGGGCCGGGAAGTGGTCATGTGGCCAGACCATGACGATGATGGTCAGAGCTACGCCGGCGCCGTGGCCGCCCAGCTCAAGGCCCTAGGCATCCGCCTCCGGGTAGTTGAGATACCGGCCACCTTCCCCCCCAAGTGGGACCTTGCGGATCCACTGCCCCCCGGGGTGACCCCCGCCGACCTTCAGGAAATGATTACCACGGCGCCATTTTGGGAAGGCCGGGAAGAGACGCCCAAGGGCGCAGGATTGTTTGACCTGGTGCTTTCTGGGTCGGAACTGACGGCCATGGACATCCCACCCCGGGAAACCATCGTCACGCCGTTCATCGCAACCGGGTCCTTGAACATGGTTTATGCCATTCGCGGAATCGGCAAGACCTGGTTCGGAATGGAACTCTGCCACGCCATCGTCAGCGGACAGAATTTCTTCGACTGGCATGTGGCCTGTTCCCGTCGCGTGCTCTTCATCGATGGGGAAATGCCCACGGTGATGCTCCAGGAGCGTTTCAAACTTGTCTTTGGTGGGGCGATACCGGACGGGCTTTCCATCCTGCCCAGCGAGGCGCTGTGGACGAAGGACAAACCTCTGAATCTGAACGCAGCTGAAAGTCAGGAACGAATCCAGTCCCTTCTTGATGCCCTGGAGGCGGTTGGACGTCGGCCGGCCCTCATCATCATCGACAACCTCAGCTCCCTGTCCTTCGGCGCCGACGAAAACGACAATAGCGTTCAGGACACTTTTCTCCGCTGGCTCATGGGCCTGCGTCATCAAGGCTATGCCGTGCTGCTGGTGCACCACGCCGGCAAGGGTGGGGACCAGCGGGGCGCCAGTCGCCGGGAAGACTTCCTGGATACCTCCATCCGCCTCAGCAAGCCAGATATCGAGGGTGGAGAAGGTGCGGCATTCAAGATCGAGTTCACCAAGGAACGCGGGGTCAAAGCCGTTCCCGGCTTCCTCACGGTGGCACTGGAAATTGGATCCCACGGTGAACTGATCTGGACCAGGCCCAAGTCAATGCCTGAATACCACCGTGCCCTCTTGGTGATTGCCGAAAAGCACCCGGAGAACGTTACCGGGCTTGGGAAGCTGATGGACATTTCTCGGCAGGCCGCCAAGAAGCACGTCGACAAGCTGGTAGAGAAGGGGTTGCTGAACCCCGTGAACCTGAGCCCAACCCGCGCAGGGCACAAGGTGGTTTCAATAATCGGCCAAGGGGATGCGGCATGAAACCCCGACCTGCATTCCTCGAAGATCAGCACCACTACACGATATGCGGGATAGTGCAACCCTCCCGAAACAGGGTTGCGCATCCCTTGAACCCGCGGTGTGACTCGTTTTCCATGGTGTGGGCATTTCTGGCTGTAAGGGTTGTGTTTGAGGGTTGCGACTGGAAGGGTTGCTCATCCCTGAAAGCCGCATCCTCACTGGGTATACACAGAGCGCAACCGTTGCGTTTGAGGGTTGCGTTTGGTGCCAGCGCAACCCCCGGTGTGTCTTTAGACACCGGAGGGTTGCGCACCCGAATGGGAATGGGAGGGATGAAGTGATTCCTTTCGATCCAATCCTTGAATCCCTGTGCTCTGCCCTCTCATCAGATGAAGCCCAAGACCTTCGCCAGGAACGCGCTGGAATCCTTGAATTCGAAGGTGGGCTGACTAGGGCCGAGGCAGAGCAAGGGGCGGGTCTGAGCCCCTCCAGTCGCTCTCGCACGCCCCTGCCAGGAATCGCAACCAAAAGGGAGGAACCATGACCGGCGACAGGTGGCTCAAGGTGAGAGAGGCCCGGGACGTCTACGATGCCCGGATGAACCTGGACATGTTCCGCCGGATCCTCTGCACGCCGGATGGAGACCTGGCGCGCCGCGGGGCCCTGCGGACGCGGAAAGGCCCCAAGGGGAAGCGCGTCATCAGGATCCTGGAGGCCGGCATCCTGGCCCAGATCGAGGACGAGCGCAGCCGGCCGCCCCTGCCGGTGAAGGATCGGGCCCTGCAGGACACGACAAAGGCCGGATGAGTTGCACTATGTGCGATCTGAACTACAATAATGAGAACGTGCCAAAATGTTGAAAACAAAAGGCTAACTTTAGATAACGTGTATTATGTAACCTTCAAAACATTGAAAAATATGACGATTCTCAAAATGCCCTTCGCCACCTCTTCATCCTGTTGAGAATGACCCGAAAACAGGCGTTTTTATTTTCTGTTCATCGCTTGATTGACCCTGTTGGGCCCGGCTGGATGACGAGATAAAAGCCCTGAAATCAATGAATCAAAGCATATTGGATTAAGCATCCTTAAGTAAATAGGCTACTTGATCGAATTTATCCATATAGATGCGTATGTTTGCGACTACCTGACCAGCATACGGACTTTAAATGACCGAGAGTGACCTTAACGGGCCTCGAAGGTCCGGTTTCGCGTTGAAGAAATCAGGAGTCCTCAGATGGCCGACAATCCCGAACCCATTGAAGTTTCGATCATCGCCAAGGTGCAGGGCCTCTTGGACGGGTTGGGCCAGGCCACCGCGGGCGTGAAGAGCGCTACCAGTGAGATGACGGGCTCCCTGAAGGGCCTGGAGCAGATGGTGACGAACCTGAAGGCGCCGTTCATTGCCCTGGGCGCCGTGCTTGCCGGGGGCGCCATGTTCAAGTCTGCGATCAGCGCCACGGTCGACTGGACGATGGAGATCAACAAGCTGTCGAAGGTGCTCAATACCAGCGTCCAGGACGCCAGCACCTGGGCTGTGGCCCTGCATTCCCTGGGCGTGAGCAATGACACCATGGAGGGCACGGTGGCGCGGCTACAGGGCCGTCTGGCATCCGGCGGGGCTGCTTTCGAACGATGGGGCATCGCCACCAAGAACGCGGCCGGCGGCGCCTTGCCCATGACCCAGATCATCGAGAACATGGCGACCAAGTACCAGGGCCTTGGAACCGACCAGGAGAAGAACACGATGCTGACCGAACTGGCCGGCCGTGGCTGGCTCAACCTGCTGCCCATCATGCGCATGACCGGGGAACGGCTGAAAGAGGCGAAAGAAGAGGCTGAGCAGCTGCACCTGGTGGTCGGTCCTGATGGTGTGGCCAAGACCCGGGAATACCAGGAATCCATGAGGAAACTGGAGCTGATCACCAAGTCCCTGCAGATCCAGGTGGGGGAAGCCCTGATGCCTGTTCTGACCAGCCTTGGCGCATGGCTGGGAGGTTCTGGCGCGTCTGCCGTGACCGCCTTCGGCGTGGCCATCAAGGTTATTTCCACCGCCCTCCAGTCGGTATGGTTCGCCCTCCAGACCATCGGCACGGTGATCGGAGCCGTGGTGATCGACCTGGTGGAAGGCTTCTCGGGCGTGGGCGAGGCCATCACCAAGGCCCTGCACGGCGACTTCAGCGGGGCGGCCGCGGTGATGAAGCAGAGCGCCCAGGACAGCAAGGATCTTTGGAAGGCCACCGCGGAATCCATCAAGCTGGACTGGGAGGGCCTGGGCGACAGCCTAGCCGGCACCTGGGACAAGCAGCCGGTGGGGAAGGGCAAGGTCATGCCCGACGCCAAGCCGACCCCCGGCAAGCCGGGCAAGGAGAAGAAGGACGACCACGGCGAGGCGGCCTCCCTCAAGGAAGAGCAGGCCTGGGAAAAAGCCTATCTGAAGAGGCGCGAGGCAGAGGTGCGGCTGGAGATCGGCACCGCCAAGGAGACCGAGGAGGGGAAATCCAAGGTAGAGAAGGCCGGCGAGAAGACCCGAGAGGCGGGGCTGAAGGACTGGATCCAGAAGCAGAAAGCCGCGGCCCTGCAGCAGGAAAACATTTATCGTAGCCTCATAAACAACATGACCGCGGGCTGGGACCAGGGCATCCACATGATGCTGCATGGCCAGCTCACCCTCACCGACGGCTTCAAGGCCGCCATGGGCCAAATGGGTGACGTGCTTGAAAAGACCCTGATCAACATGGGCCTGAACTGGGTCAAGGCCATGGTGCTACAGGCGGTGATGAGCAAGGAAAGCCACGCCACCGAAATTCTGACGACAGCCAGGATGGCTGCCGGCCACGCCTATGACTCCACCGTGAAGATCCCATATGTCGGGCCCTTCCTGGCCCCGGCCGCTGCGGGCGTGGCCTATGCCGGCGTCATGGCCTACGCCGAGGGCGGCTGGGATAACGTGCCTGCCAACCAGATGGCGATGATCCATAAGAACGAAATGGTGCTCAGCGCCCCTATCGCCGAGGGGATGCGTCAGATGATCGCCGCGGGCGGGGACGGTGGCGGGGGTGACATTCACCTCCACCTCAATGGCGTGACCGACGCCACCTGGTGGAAGCACAACCAGGGCAACATCATGCGGACCGTCGGTGAGGCCATGCGCAACGGGAGGAACGGGTAATGCGCCAGCAGGCCGGCAAAGCCACCGTCCGCAAGCAGGAGCGCCAGGTGCAGGCGCTGGAGCTGCGCCGCAAGGGGAACACCTATCTGCAGATTGCCAAGGCCCTGGGGATCGTCACGAGCACGGCGTGCAAGCTGGTGCGTGAGGCCCTGGTCACCACGATCCAGGAGCCGGCCGACGCGGTTCGGACCCTCGAGCTGCAGCGCCTGGACTTCCTCACCAAGAAGCTGGAGGCCCGCATCAGCTCCGGCGAGGACAAGGCCATCAACACGCTGCTGAAGGTCATGGACCACCGGGCCAAGCTCCTGGGCCTCTATGCCCCGCTCACGATCCAGGGCCCGGACGGCGGCGCCCTGCGCTTCGTTGTGGAGGTGCCAAGCCAGGCGCCCACCCTTGCCGACTGGCAGGCCCAGGCCGCGGCCGTAATCGACGTTACGCCCCAGGAGCCCCAGGAGGTGGTCGGATGAAGGTTCTGAGGATCCTGGGGAAATTCGCCGGCGGCCTGGCGTTCCTGGTTGGGTTCGCCTTCCTGTCCGGGCTCACCATGCGGGTCGGCACCCGGGCCTTCCTGCTGGGCTGGAGGGGGTTCTGATGGTCAGCAATCGTGACCGGGGCAAGGATGCAGAGCGGGCGGTGGCCAAGCTCCTGGGCGGGATGCGGATCGGCACCCTGTCCGGTGAGGATGTCCACTTCGACGGCCCCTTCTCGGCTGAGGTGAAGTCCCGCGGCGCCTTCGTGGCGTGCGACTGGATGGAGCAGGCGGTGCGCAATGCCCCGGCCGGCAAGACGCCTCTGGTGGTGGTCCACGTGCGCGGCAAGCGGCATGACAAGGACCTGGTGATCATGCGGCTGAGCGACTGGAAGGCATGGCAGGGGACCGGAGGCGACGATGATGCAGCCTGACCTGATCGACCATCCGCCCCACTACCAGACCGAGGCCGGGCTGGAGTGCATCGACGCGATCCGCGCGGCCCTGGGCGACGAGCCCTTCGTGGACTACTGCCGGGGGAACGTCCTGAAATACGCCTGGCGCGCCAACCGCAAGGGGAGCCCCGCGGCCGACCTGCGCAAGGCCGCCTGGTATGCGACCCGGGCCGCCCAGGTGATCGAGGAGGGCGGGAAATGACTGCCGAGCCGCTCGAGGTGATCTGGAAGCCGCAGCCGGGCCCGCAGACCCTGCTCCTGTCCTGCCCGGTGCAGGACATCCTCTTCGGCGGGGCCCGGGGCGGGGGGAAGACCGACGGCCTCATGGGTTCCTGGATGGCTCACGCCTTCCGGTACGGGGCCAACGCCCGCGGCATCCTCTTCCGGCGCTCCATGAGCGAGCTGGAGGAAGTGCAGAACCGCATGATGGAGGTGTTCCCCGCGGTCGGGGCGACGTTCAAGGTGAGCTCCAAGACGTGGCAGATGCCCGGCGGCGCCGGTCTGAAGCTCAGGTTCCTGGACGCCGACGAGGACGCCAGCAAGTACCAGGGGCACGCCTACACCTGGATGGGAGTGGACGAGGCCGGCAACTTCCCCTCGCCCAAGCCCCTGGACATGCTCAGGGCTTGCCTGCGGTCCGTCCATGGTGTCCCCTGCCAGCTCCTGCTGTCGGCCAATCCTGGGGGCAAGGGACACGACTGGATCAAGGAACGGTACATCGATCCAGCCAAGCCCCTGGTGCCTTTCCAGGGCCCGGACGGCGCCATGCGGGTGTTCATCCCCAGCCGCTTGCAGGACAACGCCCTGCTGATGGAAAAGGATCCAGGCTACATGGACCGGCTGAGGACCTCCGGGCCCTCCTGGCTGGTGCGGGCCTGGCTGGAAGGCGATTGGAATGCCCGCCAGGAAGGCGCGCTGTTCAAGCGGGAATGGTTCCAGCCGTTCACCGTGCCCCCGCCCTTCGACCAGGTGGTGATAAGCCTGGACACGGCCTTCAAGACCGGGGCCGAGAACGACTACAGCGTGGCCACCGTCTGGGGTGTCACGAAGACCGGGTTCTACCTGGTGGACCTCTGGCGCTCGAAGGTGGAGTTTTTCCGGCTCAAGGAGATGGTGGTGCAGCTGGCGGGGAAGTGGGCCCCCTCCGCGGTGCTGGTGGAGGACAAGGCCTCGGGCCAGTCCCTCATCCAGGAACTGCAGCGGGACACGCGCCTGCCGGTGATCCCGATCAAGGTCGACAAGGACAAGGTGAGCCGGGCCTATGCCATCACGCCCACCTGCGAGGCCGGGCGGATCTACCTGCCCATGGGCGCCGAGTGGGTGGACGCCTTCCTGGACGAGCTGATGATGTTCCCCTCCGGCCCGCACGACGACCAGGTGGACAGCCTCACCCAGGCGCTGGAATACGTGCAGCGGGCCCCGTGCGGCTGGTGGCAGCTCATCGAGGAAGACCTCGCCAAATGGAAACAGCAGGGGTTCGTTTCATGAACGACATGCTCCATACCGACGAAGCAGCCGCCATGCTCGGGATGACCCCCCGCTACTTCCGCACCAGGTTCTGCGACCACCTCCGCCCCGCCCTGCCGATCATCGAGTCCCGGGGCGCTTCGGGCCGGCGGCGGATCCTGTTAAGGCGCTCGGATGTGGAAGCCCTCATCGAGTCCATGACCGTGCGGCCCGGCGGGATCCGCCCGGAGAAGGGCGCCGCGGTCCTGATCCAGAAGGCCACCAGGGACGGCCCCTGACGGGCCCGGCCCGCCCTCCACCTTCACCCCATGGAGAACCCCATGACCGAAACCACCATCGAGAAGCTCCAGGCCGACTATGACGAGGCGCTGGCCGCCAGCAAGGGCGCGGAGATCGCCAGCGCCCTGGCCGACACGCCGGCCCCCGCGGCGGCGCCCATGAGCCCGGCGACGGCCGAGGACCAGCGCCGGTGGAACCCGCTCGCCCCGGGCGAGAAGGACCTGCGCCTCCTCATCCCGAAGGCTTCCAAGCGCGTGGCCCAGGTGGTCTCCGGCCGCAGCTATCCGGTGCCCACCGGGCCCGTGTTCGACGCCCCGGAGACCGACGCCCGGGCCCTGGCCGCCAATGGTGGCTGGATGATCCTGGGCCAGGTCGGAACCTCCGAACAGCGGCCGGCCTTTCCCCGGCAGGGCGACCGGTTCCTCGACCTCTGGCTCGAGGCCGAGGTGATCTTCGACGGCGCCGTCTGGCGGCACCCGTTCACCGGGGAGGAAGTATGAGCACCGGCCGCTCAACCCTCAAGCAGGCCCTGGACACCGGGGGCGATAGCCGACCGGAAGAGCGCCTGCACAAGCTCGTCGGCTACCTCAACCACTGCACCGCCTGCTCCCCCAAGGTGAAGGCGGAGTTCCTGAGGAAGGCCGCCGCGGACTGGAACATCATGGCCTCGCTGGCCGGCGGGAAGGGACGCAAGCGCAGCTGAAGCCCGGATCCCTATTCCCATCCAACCCACCTTCCACAAGGAACCCCCATGTCCTCAATGCTTCTCTTCGGCACCCCCTGTGCCACCTACCAGCTTCAAAACGGAACGACCGCCAAGGCCGATTCAAACGGCTTTGTTCTCCTCCCCGACGCGATGATGGCCGTCCCGCTGATCAGCGCCGGCTCTGCCATTGCGGTTGACATCTCCCCCGCCGTGGCCACCGCCGGGCGCCCCACGACCGGCCTGGTGGTGGGCATGAACCTCTACGACACGACGCTGAACAAGCCCATCTGGCTCAAGAACCTGACCCCCACCTGGGTTGATGCCACCGGCGCCACGGTTTAGCCACCTTGTCGGGGCGGTGCCGAGGCCGGCCCCGGGCCCCCGCTGGAATCGTCTGGCGGGGGTTTTAGCTGTATGGTTGAGCCATCCCCACAATCAGGAGCCCCCTCGCGGGGGCTCATTGCAGCCTAGACCTCCTGGGCCTGGATCCACGAGGGCGGTTCGATTTCTGCCTTGTGACAGAACCGCAACACCTCGTCCGGCTCGCTGATGATCTGGTAGCGCGTCCCAACGCACTGTCCGCTGCCATCGTCCCAGATGGAGTAAGACTGCGCGATGACGCGGCCCTTACCCATCCAGCAGCGGTCCATGGTGACGCCGGTAGCCCAGCGCCGGTCGTTGATCTCGATGGCGGCCTCGGGGTTGAGGGCGACCCTGACCGACTCCTGGCCGTCCTGGGCGGTGACGTAGAGGCGATTACGCCGGGATCGGCCCGTCCAGATCAGGTAATCGGAGGCGATGGCGGCTTCCTTGGCGGTTGCCAGTTCGCGCCACGAGTTCGCGGCCTGGGTCCGCAGAACCACATCCCCTCGGCGGTCGTAATCCTTGGCCTGCTCGGCAAAGGTGGTCATCAGGCTGGTTCGCTTGCTGTTCATGGTTGCCTCCTGCAACCAATATACGGCTGCAATCTGCAACCAGCAAGAGGGGATGAAAAATTATTTTTGGGGGTCCGCTGATGGAACCCCTCATCTTCTGCAACGCTCTCGTCGCCCTCTGGCTCCTGGTCCGCTGCGCCCCAGGAAACCGGCCTGCGCACGTTCAGTTTTGGGGCCGCGCCGATCAGGACGACCATCCGCAACGGAGAGCCCTGGTGGGTTGCCAAGGATGTGGCCGACGCCTTGGGTTATGTGTCCAGCAACCGAACCACTATTTTTCAGATGGTTCCTGATGAATGGAAGGGTAGCAGTCGGATTGCTACCCCTGGAGGCCCTCAAGAAATGCAGATCCTCTCCGAGCAGGGCCTGTATTTCTTCCTGGGCCGGTCGGACAAGGCCGCTGCCCTTCCGATGCAGAAGTGGGTTGCTGGTGAGGTTCTGCCCTCCATCCGCAAGACCGGAAGCTACGGCGTCCAGCAATTCCACGTTCCCCAGTCGCTGCGCGAGGCCCTCCTGCTCGCCGCCGACCAACAGGCCACCATCGAAGCCCACCAGGCCACCAT